CACGCGCACATCCGTGCGGTAGCGGATGACAATACGGTAATCCACCTCCTGCACCTTCTCCGCATAACCGTCGGAGATTTTTGCGGCAAAGGGCAGAACGAGTGCCCAGGCTTTACCGACTTCCTGTGTTGTTTGCGCGAGGATATTCCCCTCATCATCTGTACCCATTACGGGGCGCAGGATAGTGATTCGGTGACGCAGTTCGCTCATAGACACCTGCATCTAAAAGACCTCCTTCCGCACACCAAAGAGGAGCGACCGCAGTGTCAAGGCAAGCCCTCTGTGATCCGCTTCCTCCCGGTGCTCGTAGAGATAGGACACGGCATAGAGCACCGCGACACGCACGATTGCTTGATCTTCGACCTTGGACAGCTTCTTCACGCGCAGTAATGCGGTACAAATCTGTTCTGCTGTTTCCGTAAAGTGTGTGAGAAGATCATCCTCCTCATCTCCGTCAATCCTAAGGTACTGCTTGACTGCTGCAAGCGGCACAAGCATAGAACCACCTCCCTTCTTTGCCGTATATACCAAATCAGCCCTTCATCTTGAGTGTCTGCACCGCTTCCTCGAGCACGAGCTTACCATCCACACGCTCCTTCATGACGTAGCCGACCATGCCGTTGCCCGCAAACAACTCCTTGAGTTCCTGCAGAGCACGGGTGCCGCGATCCCCGATGTTGTAGTAGGAGTAGTCACCGAATGCGATGACGGTCTTGCCCGCCTCGATAGCAGGCATATATGCCGAGGAATACACAGGATAGCCGAGCAGACGGTCGGGTTCGCCCATCTGGTAGGACGGCTGCCAGAAATACGCTCCGTTGGCATCCTTGAGTTTGCGGATGCTTGCAAGCGTCTGGTCGTTGACGATGAATGCTGCGTTCTTGCGGTAGGGGCGCTTGAGGCTGTAGACGAGCGTCACGAGTTCGTCCGCCTTGAGGTCTGCCGCCGCCGTGGTGACGGATGTCTTTGCCGATGTGAGAAGTCCCTTCGGCTTGTGCGTCCCGTCGCCGTTCAGGAATGCATCCTCCTCAGCGTTGCCGAGTGCCTTGCCAAACTGCTCGATGAGGTAGTTCTCAAGGTTGAAGGCATTGTCGTAGAGCAGATCCTCCGTCACCTTGACCGCGACGTGGAGTTTGTGCGCGTCGAGGACGATCTGGTCAAAGGTTGCATCGCCGAAGGTGAGCGGCGCTCCCTCCTCAATCCACGATGCCGCAGGTTTCGTGGCGGCGATGTTGATCTTGTGCTCCCCGCTTGTGGTAATCACCGTCGCAAGCGGGCGCAGGACGTTCTCCTCATTCAGAACGTCGATCAGACGCTTATCGTATTCCTCGGGAACGAGATAACCGCCGTTTGCATCCACGCCCTCCTGCAGAACGTTCTCCACCTGCCGGAAGTTCGTGCGGAGTGCCTTCAGCATTGCTGCACGGTATGCCTCGCTTGCACGACCTGTCTTTTCAGAGGCGAATCCTGCGCCCGGCAGATTGGTAATCGCTGCTGCGGTCGGCTTTGCAAGCTGCGCGTCGAGAATTGCCTGACGCTCCATGCGCTCGATGTCCTTGCCGAGCGTGAGCACCTCGTTCTCCATTTGCTCGTATGCTTTGGCATCTTCGGCTGTGAGATGCCCGTCCTTCTCATGAGAATCCAGAAACTGCTTTGCCTGTTCCCACATTTCTGCACGCTTCTCGCGCATTGCCATGATCTTATCCATGATCTTTTTCCCTCCGTTAATGTGAAATAGAAAAGAGCCGTCTTTTCAGAGGCTCTGCATCGACATTGTGTGTCCCCTGCCCGAATTTCGAGAGCAGGGAGTTCGTGACGGCGGCACGGGAGAAGATCAATCCGTCCACCGTGTCTGTCAAAGGACGCTGTGCGTCCGCATAGAGAACAGAATCCGCAAACCCAAGTTCCACCGCCTTCTTTGCATTCATCCACGTCTCGGCATCCATCAGCCGTGAAATCTTCGCACGGGATAGCCCCGTCTTGAGTTCATAGGCGTTGATGATGCTCTCCTTGATTTCGGCAAGGAACATGATTGTCCGCTCCATCTCGTGTGTATCGCCGATGGAAACAGTCATTGGATTGTGAATCATCAACATCCCCAAGGGAGAAATCTCAACCGTTGATCCTGCCATCGCAACAACGGATGCAGCAGAGGCGGCAATCCCGTCAATCTTAACGGTGACATTTCCCTTATACTCCATGAGCATATTGTAGATCTGTGCCGCCGCATAGCAGTCCCCGCCCGGAGAGTTGATCCAAAGGTCAATATCTCCCTCGGCGGCGTGAAGCTCAGATCGAAACATCTGAGGTGTGACTTCATCGCCCCACCATGTTTCGTCCGAGATTTCACCATCCAGAAGCAATGCCCGCTTCTCTCCTTCGTTCCGTACCCAATTCCAAAACTTACGCTTCATCGCCCTCTCCTTTCTTGTTGGCGAATAAACCCGCATCCCTCAGTTTTGTCATATTCCCGTTGATGAGATACAGATCTCCACCCTCGTCTGCTTCGATGGGATTCATGTCCTCAAGGCAGCGGATGTCGTTTGCCGAGAGCCATCCGTTCTGCCGCCCGATGGCATAGCCCTCCATGCGGCTCTTGTAATCTCCACGCAGAAGCCCGTCCACGTTGAAGCGGATGAAGTAATCCTTCCGCTCCTTGTCCGTCAGCAGTGCTTTCTGCAGCGACTGCTCCCACCGCACGACCCACGGGTTCAGCGTGTACTTGACGAACTCGAGGGACTGCTGCTCGATGTTCGAAAACGAGGATTTCTCCAAGTCTCCTACCATATGCGGCGGTACACGGTAGAGCCGCGCAATCTCGTCGATCTGGAACTTCCTCGTCTCTAGGAACTGCGCCTCCTCGGGTGGAATGGCAATCTGCTGATACTTTACACCTTCCTCAAGAACAGCAATCCTGCCCGTGTTCATCGTGCCGCCGTAAACGGCGTGCCAACTCTCACGGAGCTTCGACGGGTCTTTGAGGACACCCGGATGTTCGAGTACGCCACCCGGACGCGCTCCGTTCTTGAAGAATGCCGCACCGTATTCCTCGGTCGCAAGTGCAATCCCGATGGCATTCTTTGCCATAGCAATGGGAGAATAGCCGACCAAGCCGTCAAATCCAAGTCCCGGAATATGCAGCACATCCTCACGCCGTAGCCGAATCTGCCCCTTGTCCGCAAAATTCGGATTCTCCTCCGTGCTTCTGGTGTAGGTGTAGTAGAGTTCACCTGTCCGACTGTCACGGCTGACCTCCATCTTGTCTGGGAGCAGAGGATAAAGTCCGAGAACACGCCCCCTGCCATCCCGCAAAATTTGTGCGTAAGCATTCCCCCACAGAAGAAGGTGACTCATCATTGTTTCGCGAAATATAAAGGAGGTCATCTCGGGATTCGGCGCATCATGGAGCAGGAAGTACAACGGATGCTCCGGCACGCGCTCCTTGCCCTGTCCTTTGTAGATGTAGACGTGAAGCGGCAGTCCCGCGATGGATTCGGCGAGAATACGCACACAGGCATAGACCGCCGTTGTCTGCATTGCCGTCCGTTCGTTGACCGCCTTGCCCGCCGCCGTCTGCCCAAACAAAAAGGACAAGCCGCCAAGATGATTCTTGGGCTTGTCCCGCGAACGGAAGAGTTTGCTGAATAGGTTCATGGAAACCTCCATTTCAAAAGATGATAGCAGAAGCGCCGCCCTTCCGAGCGGCGCTCCCTCATTTCGGTTTAGAAGTTTTCGATGCAGGAAAGCTCCATGCTGTTGATTGCGGCTGTGAATCTTGCCCCCCGCGCAATCTCGTCGGCGGCTTTCAAAAGTTCCTCCGGCGTTGGATTTCCGCCCATCTGGCAAATGCCGGCGTTGGCTTTGATGTCCCAGAAAACCTTGCGGGCTTCCCAATCCGTCTTGTCACAATCCCTCTCTTTGCGAACCTCGATGCGGATGTAGCTGTCGTGGTTGCTCTCGTTTACCCAGCCCATCGTGTTTTCCTGCATCTTGAGTCCGTACTCGGCAGCCTTGCTCTCGATGATCTTGGCGATTTCCTGCTTGTTCATTTTCTTTTCCTCCGTTTCTTGGTTCTTCGGTTTTCCCTTTCGGTATGTGTATATTCCCGTACTATCACAGAAATAGCAAGGCCATATGTGCGTATACAATCGCCCTAAAATGCCCATATGCCGCGACTCTCGTACACCGATTCCGACGTATCATTCCCACAGCGGATCGCACGATCCAGTGCCATGATGAGCGCAATTACACCGTCGATTCTCTCCGTGGACTTCTCCTTGTCCGCCTTGATGTTGCCCGCAGGATCGGTGCGAATGAAGATGTTGTCTGCCATCCAGCGCAGGACGGGATGCCCGCCGTGCGCTATTTTCTTTTCCAAGGTCAGCTTCATTAGCTCCTTCGTCGGCGGACTCATATCCTTGAAGCCCTGCCCGAAAGGGACGACGGTGAAGCCCATTCCTTCGAGGTTCTGCACCATCTGCACTGCGCCCCATCGGTCAAAGGCAATCTCTCGGATGTTGTATTTCTCGCCCAGTTTCTCAATGAACGCCTCGATGAATCCGTAGTGAACCACATTCCCCTCTGTGGTCATAAGAAAGCCCTGCTTCTTCCACACGTCATACGGAACGTGATCGCGCCGCACACGCAGGTCGATATTCTCCTCGGGAATCCAGAAGTACGGAAGCACGGCAAACGGCTCATCTTCCTCCGTCGGAGGGAACACGAGGACAAATGCCGTAATGTCCATCGTCGAGGAAAGGTCAAGACCGCCGTAGCAGACACGACCATCCAAGGACTCAGCGTCAACAGGAGCGGCACACGCATCCCACTTGTCCATCGGCATCCACCGTACGGACTGCTTCACCCATTGATTCAGACGAAGCTGTCGGAAGCTGTTCTCCTCGGCGGGATTCTGCCGTGCCGAATCGCAAGCCGCCTGTACCTTGTCGATGCCGACCGTGATACCGAGGGACGGATTCGACCGCTTCCAGACCTCCGGGTCTGTCCAGTCCTCATCCTCCTTCGCTCCGTAGATCACGGGATAGAAGGTCGGATCAATCTTTCGCCCTTCCAGAATATCTTTCGCTTTCTGGTGCGTCTCGTAACAGATGGACTGCGTATCCGTCCCCGCTGTGGTAATGAGGAAGTAGAGCGGCTGCATACGCGCATCGCCCGAGCCTTTTGTCATAACGTCAAAGAGCTTGCGGTTCGGCTGCGTGTGGAGTTCGTCGAACACAACGCCGTGAATATTGAACCCATGCTTCGAGTATGCCTCTGCAGATAAGACTTGGTAGAAGCTGTTCGTCGGCAGATACACCATGCGCTTCTGGGAGGCGAGAATCTTCACTCGCTTGCTGAGTGCGGGACACATACGCACCATGTCGGCTGCGACCTCGAACACGATGCTCGCCTGTTGACGGTCGGCAGCGCAGCCATACACCTCGGCGCGTTCCTCGCCATCGCCGCAGCAAAGAAGCAGTGCAACGGCGGCAGCGAGTTCACTGTTGTGGGTTGGAATGAAGGACTCCCCTACAAGATAGCAATGACTGGCACTGTCCACCTGAATGCACTGCATGGGGACTCTCTCTGAGAGCGGCACAATGTCTGCCAAATAATGAAAACAGGAGCGAGCAACGGGCAGGTTTCTTTCCTCGATCTGCAGCGTCTTTGCCGCAGGGATACGGATGATGGAGCGATACACATCTTTTGCATTCCCCCTATACCACTCGCGATATTCCATCGTCTGACGGTAGATTTCGCCCGTTGTCCAAAGCACGGATCGCGGCTCCCCGATGATGTAATCCACATTCCAGAGATGCCGTTCCCCTGCCACGATGGACGATCCGTCGCGGAAGGTCAATCGATAGGCTTGCTCCGTATCATCCACATCGATCTTGGCGACAACACGGCAGGGGTGGCCGTTTTCATCCA